TCAAATCACCACACCTGAGTTCAAGGCAGCCATTCAAACCACCGGACTATTCAACGCATGCGGTTCTGAGAAGCTCGCGTGGCGAAACTTTGTCGCGAACATCAGCGAATTCTGAAGGCCGTTCAAATGACGCGAGGGGTGGGGTATTCAAATCCTGTGAACGTTTTGGCTCTAGACCGCACGGCAGCTGGATTTTTGTCCGTACAAGTTCAGAAGGTGTTTGAGGGTAGCACACACAGCAAGGTTTATTGAAAATGCCCGGTCCTCCGCCTAAAGATCCTGCAGTTCGTCAGCGTCGTAACAAAAAAGCCGAAGAAGCTGAACTGACGGCGCCGCTCAATCCGAAAATTCCGGCGCTGGTAAATCCAGACAAGCGCAAGTTTCATCGGCTCACGCGCGCGTGGTGGAAAGCCGTCTGGTCGTCGCCGATGGCAGCTCGTTATCTGAGCACGGATCGAGACGCGCTCGGAATGGTCGCTCTGCTCGTCGATGATTTTTATATCGCACCGACTTCAAAGGAACGCCTCGCGCTCGCTGCGGAAATTCGGCAGCAAACGGCGCGTTTTGGTCTCTCCAATTGGGACCGTAATCGCATGAACTGGACAGTGACGGAAGCGACCGACAAGAAGCCGGCGCCGCAAGCCATGTCGACGCCGGCCGGCACGGATCCGCGTAAGGTCCTCAAATTCAAATGACGACTTGGCTGGATATCGATCAGGCCGCCACGATGGTTGGATTATCACGCCGGCATTTTCGCCGGAAGTACGTGCAAGGCGAAAATCCGCAAGGACTCAGAGTGCCGTGCCATATGTTTCCGGTCGGATCGGGCCGCGGCAATAATAAGCGTATCCGGTTTCTGCGTACAGACGTCGAACGCCTGAAGGAATCCATAGCCGCATGAGCGTGCTGATGGTTCCGCAGGATGGAAAAGTGTGGCCGAGCCTCGGCGGTCAGGTCTGCGCGTGGATCGAAGATAACCTTGTATTCGGTCCTGGCGATCTCCGCGGTCTACCGGCGAAGTTGGACGATGAAAAGCGCGCGCTGATATGGCGTCTGTATGAACTGTTCCCGAGAGGGCACGCTCAAGCCGGTCGTCGGCGATTCAATCGCGCCGGCCTATCGCTTGTGAAAGGCGTCGCGAAAACCGAACTCGCCGCGTGGATTGCGGCGTGCGAGCTTCATCCGGACGCGCCGGTACGATTTAACGGCTTCGAGAAAAACGGAAAGTTGAAACAGGGGCGGCCGGTCACGGACCCGTATATCCCGCTTGTCGCGTACACGGAAGAGCAATCCGGCGAGCTGTGCTACGGCGCGCTCAAAGCGATCCTAGAGAACAGTTCGCTTGTCAATGATTTCGATATCGGCCTCGATCGAATCATGCGCGCGAAGGGCGACGGAAAAGCTGTGTCGCTGTCGTCGAGTCCGAGTGCGCGTGACGGCGCGCGGACGACATTCTGTGTCATGGATGAGACGCATTGGTGGACGCTGCCGCGGCTAATTCAAGCACACCAAACGATGGTCAATAACCTCGCGAAACGTAGACTCTCTGAACCGTGGATGCTTGAGATCACGACTGCTCCTGAGCCTGGCGCGGGTTCGGTCGCCGAGCAAACGATGGAGTACGCCGAGGCGGTCGACGCGGGCCAGATTAAAGACGCACAGCTATTTTATTTTCATCGACAGGCCGCGGATGAATACGATTTCAAGCCTGACACGAAAGCAAAATACAACCTGAACAATCCGGAAGTACGGCTCAAGGCGGTTGTCGAGGCAGCGGGCGGCGCGGCATCCTGGCGGGATAACGAGGCGATCGTCAATCTCGCGACCGATCCGTCAGCCGATCTGAATTTCTGGTGCCGTGTGTGGCTGAATCAGAAGCGCGTCGCAACGCGGAAAGCCTTCGACGTCGTTCTATTTAAATCACTCAAACGGCCGAGTCCGGTCAAAGACGGCGACGATATCACGCTCGGCTTCGATGGCGCCGTCCGCCATGACGCGACGGCGCTCGTCGGGACACATGTGGCAACTGGGTTTCAATGGCCGCTTGGTATTTGGGAAATTCCCTACTCTCAAGAAAAACTTCCGCGCGACAAACGAACATGGGAAGTACCGACCTCTGAAGTCGATGACCTCGTGCACGCGACCTTCGCGCGATATAACGTTTTGCGGATGTACGGCGATCCCCCGTTCTGGCAATCATGGCTTGCGAAGTGGGCCGGCGAGTACGGTACGGACCGAGTCGTTGAATGGTGGACGAATCGACGCAAACCGATGTCTTTCGCGCTGGAAGCGTTCGACAGCGCCATCAAAGAGCGAACACTGTCGCATGACGGAAACGAGCGCTTTGCGAGTCACATCGGCAACGCGCACAAGCACCAATTGAACGAACGCGACGAGGAAGGGAAAAGCCTCTACCTGATCGAGAAGGAGCGCCCGGATTCGCCGCATAAGATCGACATCGCAATGGCCGCAGTGCTATCGAACGAAGCGCGTAACGACGCAATCGCGGCTGGTGCGCTAAGTGAAGACGATTATTCGGTGACCGTGATTTGAACGTGAAAGGACAAGTCATGTTGAAACGATTCGTATTTGTATGTCTCGCGCTGACGCTGTACGCAGCATCGGCCTTGGCGCAACAGGCTTCGCCGACGATTACGATTACGACGGCGACGGCAACATCGTCCACGTTCTCGACTGCTGGAGTCCGACAAATTGGGATTCAGTGGAAATTCGGAACGGTCGCCGGATCATTCACTAGTTGCACCGCTCAGGTGGAGACGACCTTCAACGGGACGAATTTTCTCACGCTCGGCGACGCGCAGAGCATTACGGTGACGACCACGACGCTGAACGCCTGGACACTCACGGAGCCGCTTGGTACGACGACATCGTCGACAGTCTCGAATAGCTTTGGCCTCCTGTCGCGGTTTACCTTCGCTTGCTCCGGCTATGGCACTTCGGCGCCGGTGTCGATTAATGTCACGCTTGGTGCGAATACGGGTGCTGGCACTGTGACGCTCAGTGCTACCGACTCAGGGAACCTGCAAATCATTGCGGATAACAGTAGCAGCGAAGAGCCCACCGACACGCACCCGCAAGCGAAAGCGAACGGTGGGTGTACGTGGTCGAAGGCGATCAGTTCAGGCGCCGTCCTGAAAACGCAACTCTGCGCGACCGCGTGTCAAATTTACAAACTCGTGGCCGCGTCGAAGGATACTACGCCGGTATGGATTAAGGGCTATAACCTCCTGGCTGCGGATACCGACGAGAACGATACTCCGCTCTTTGTATTCGGCGTGCCAGCTGCACCGACGAACGATATGAGCGAACTCGTAATCGGCTCGGAAGATGTTGGGGCAGAGTTCTCTGTCGCTCTCACTTACCGTGTTACCACCGGAATTCTGGACAACGATACAGGGGCACTCACGGCGAATGAAGTTGTTGTGAGCGCATGCGTGAAACAGTGAAGCGCATTCTTCTCTTTCTCGCGTTCCTGATTATCGCTCCACGCGCTTACGGCGCGACCTTCTACCTGTCGTCTGTCGATGGCGACAATGCCGACAACGGGACCACCTGGGCGCTCGCCAAAGCCAACCTGTGCGGCGCGGGCGGCGCTCTCTCGGTCGCGACCACGACCGGCGACGTCATCTACGTGGATTCCGCGCACGCAGAAGCGCCAGCGGCCGCCATCACGTGCGATGTGGCCTCGGCGGGCCTACAGATCACCATTCTGTCGGTGAACCGCAACGGCATGGCGACGGGCCATAACGGATGGCTGGCGGGCGCGAGCGTGACGGTGGGCGCAAACGGTCAGGCGATGACGTTCATGACGACGACGCCGGGGCGGATCTTCATGTATGGCGTCACGCTCTCCGGAAATAACGGCTCGAACGCGGCGAACGACGTCAGCCTCTTTGGAGACGCGACAGACGGTTTAATACAGGAACTCACCTGCGACACCTGCACCATCACGGTTCCGGGCTCCTCGGCGACGGCGCAACTGCTTATCGGCGGGGCTAATGATGGCAACCGCTCGGACAACCGCTTCATCTGTCGCAACTGCACGCTGAAGCCGCATAACAACACGGGAGTCGCGCCGATTCTGGTTCGCACCGAGCAGATATTGTTTTCCAATCTCACGATTGCCTACAACACGGCAGAACCCACGACCCTGTTTGAAGCCGGTACCACAACGGGGCGCTGTCGTGGCAGTGTCACGATTGTCGATAGCGATATTTCCGGGTATGAGGCAGCCGGGAACTACTTCGATATTTCGGCCTTCAGTTGCCCGATTCTTCTGCGGAACGTGAAATTGTCGGCAACTCCGGGAATCGCAACCGGAACATGGGCGACGAATTACGGCTCGCTCACGATGGTCAACGTCGATTCCGGCGATACGCATAACCTCTTCAGTTTCAGAAATCGTCTCGGCACGCTCACAACCAGCGCAGCGATTTATCACGATACCGGAGCGCAGTTCGATGCGGCCGGCGTCTCATGGTCCGTCGTGACGAATGCGACCACGAGCGCGGCCGAACCGTTCGTGGTGCCGTTCCTGATGCGCTGGAGTGCATCCACGTCCAGCACGTTGGGCATTCGCATCATTCGTGATAACGCGACCGGTCTAACAAATAACAACGTCTGGGCAGAATTCGAGTACCTCGACTCAGCGAGTTTCCCGAACGGGACTCTCGTCAGTAACCGTACCGGCACGCCATTCGACGATGCCTCCCCAACGACATGGGGAAGCGACTCCGACACATGGACCGGAACGGGCGGATTCTCGAACGCGAACAAACAAATCGTGGTGTCGTCCGCGCTGACTCCAGCGGAATCGTCGGTACTGCGGGGACGGCTCTACATTGCGGCGGCGTCTTCAACAATCTACGTCGATCCGCTGTTGCGTGATAGCGCGAACACGTCGAGTCGCGCCGTGATCTGGACGGATCAAGGATCAGTGGAGAAACCGTCAGGGGGTACTTCAGTTGGAAGGGTGATCGGCCAATGAGAATGATGATTCGCAGTATCGTATGTGTGATTGCGTTCAGCTCCAGCGCCTATGCGGCTTGCACGGGTGCGAGTCCGACCTGGACGACGACGCCCGATAGCGCGAGCGTCCAATCGTGCGTGGACCAGGCTTCAAATGGCGACACGGTGAACGTCAGTGACGGTACGGGAGTGTGGTCAACCCGAGTCACCGTTACGCGAGGCATATCCCTCATTGGGGCCGGATCGGGTGTGAACGGGACCATCATCCAGGATGGCATGACCACAAATCAGGGCATGTTTTTATGGACCTGCGTTGAAGGCTATGCGCATCGTTTATCGGGATTCCGTTTCGAGGACACCAGCCCGAGTCAAGGCACGAACGCGAACAATGGGGTGATGTCGATCAACTGCACAAACGTGGGAAGCACGACGCTACGTATCGATCACAACGTATTTGACCAACTGGACGGCTTCCAGATGTTCATCAACAACGCGGTTGGCCTCATCGATCATAATGAGCATTACTGGCAGGGCAATAATCGACCGTTTTACATCACACACGGGGGATGGAATGGCGTCGGCAATGAAGATTGGGGCGATGGGTCGTGGGCGGCAGAGGTCGACCACACCAATAGCCAGGAATGGCTCTACATCGAAGACAATCTATTTCAGAAACTCGATGACGGCGCGGCCACGTCGCCGTTTGACGGGCGCTCAGGCATGCGCACTGTCGCCAGATTCAACCGGTTTATCAACGCGCATTATGTCACTCACGGTACGGATTCCAGCGGGCGCAAGCGGGGCGGCTTATTCCAGGAACTCTACGCCAATTCATTCGATCTCCAGAATAATCACTCCATCACCTTCAACATCCGCAGTGGCAGTACTTATTATTGGGGGCAGACGGTCACGAATCTGTCCGGCTCCGAGCACCTGCTTGATATCGACAACGACCGCGCTATGCATGAGTTCACGCCTTGGGGGAAGGCGAATGGCACATCGGACTCAGTGTGGGACATCATTGACCCAGGCAGTCCATTCGCAGTATGCCCAGGCCCGTCGACGACCTGCACGGTCGCGTCGTATAACAGCGGCACGCGCACTGTTACCGTCAGCGGTGCAAGCTTCGGTGACCTGACCGGATACACAATCGTTAAAACTTCGCCGGATGCCTGCGCCGGTGCCGATCCAGCAGTGCCAGAAAAAAATTGTTACTCGCTGATTGCGAGCAATACGTCCACGACGATTACCTTCTCAAGTAACTTCTTCAATAGTCCGTTTCTAAGTTTCGCCACGAATGACCAATTCCAGATTCGACGAATCGAGCAATACCTCGATGGCGTCGGGATCGGAGGCGGTTCTGTGCTGGCGGGAGGGTCGGCTCAGACGCCCGGAGTCGCGCCAACGACCTGCGGCGGCGTCACGTGCAATCCAGACGGTACGGCCGGCACGCCATGGAATGATCAAGTCGTCACGCCAATATACATGGCGAGGAATAAGCTGGATGGCGTCGAGATCACCACGCAGTCGCTGCAATGGGGCGGCGGCGTCGGCAGTGTCGTTGAAGGAACGCACATCTTTAGCTATGCGGGCGCATACGTTGCACAGACCGAGCAAACAAGTGGCGTGCTCTCTGGTACTGAGGCGCAGCGGGCCGCGATTACCATGTGCACGGAAGGTGTCGGCTTCCTTGTCAGCAATCACGCATCAGACTGGAATCCGGGGACGAACAGCCTTTGGACCGACGACAGCGCGCTCTACACCTGCGGCGCGTCGAACAATTGGGTACTGACGCATCTGCCGATCACATACCCGCATCCGCTGTCGAGCGGGTCCGACCCGGGCCTAGACCTGGACGGCATTACGCCGAGCGTCGGCACTCAGAACGCGGCCACGATGGTCACTCTCGCTGGAGTTGGGTTTGAGGGTACGGACATGGGCGCGAGCACCGACGTGGACATTACCAAGTCTGGCGGCAGCGGATGCAGCGCTGGAACTCCGACCGTCAATGATGATACGGAAATCGAAGTCACAATTACCTGTACGGCCGGCGCGACCACGGGAGCTTGGGATGTTACGGTCACGACGGATGAAGGGACGAGCAACGCGCTAACGTTCACCGTCAATGCCGCAGCTGGGCCAGCTCTGACCAGTATTGTTCCAAGCGTCTGTTTTCGCGGCTCGACTTGTCCGGTCACGCTCACAGGAACTGGATTCGACGGCGGCAACGGCACAATAACGGAATCCTGCACGGGGGTTTCCTTCACTGGTGTAACCGTTGGTGGAGCGACGTCGATCTCGGCAAACGCAGTAGTGACCGGCAGCGCGGACCTGTCGACGTGTAACGTTGCGGTCACGACAGACGGAGGTACGAGCAACACACAAGAGTTTCGGCCGCTGAATCAGCGCGGGGGTGTTCGCGGCCGGCTGATGATTCGGGGCGGGCGCCAACAATGAAGCGACGCATAAACCCGTTCGACCGCGCCGATATTCCAGTTCTGGGCTTAATTCTCGGCATCATTCTCCTAACGTATGGCGGCTCCGAACTCATCGCCGGCCTTGGGCCGCTTATCGCAGGAGTCGTTATTATTCTCTATATCCGCCCGCTCCGCGGCTGGTGGAGTAAGGACTAACGAACGGTGGGACTACTCGCCGACTTTTCAAGGGAGCTGCGGGCCGAGACGGATGAGAAGCGTTATCCCGGTCCGGCGGATGACTTCTGGTACAGCGATAACGGAGAATACGGCTCAGATTCCGGAATTCGCATTACACCGGAAGGCGCGCTCAAGCTTTCGACGATCTGGAAGTGCGTCAACTGGCGCGCGCGCATGTTCGGCATGCTGCCGAAAAAACTCTTCGAGCGCACCGAGAAGTTCGGCCATAGCGCACAAGTCGAGGCACGCGAGCATCCGCTCTTCGATTTAATCCATTCGGCGCCGAGCCCGCTGATGACCTCGATGGCCTGGTTCGGTTTGATCTCTGCCGATCTTCATCTATGGGGCAACTCTTACGCTTTCATCGAACGTGATGACTTCGCGCGGATCCGCGGCCTGTGGCGACTGAGCCCGAACTACGTGACGCCAAAGACCGAGGTTGATCCGCGCGGGCGCAAGCGACTCTGGTACGAAGTCACCGGCAATACTGGAACGCCGGTCAAGTTCTACCCGGACGAAATTCTTCATATCCGCGGCCTGGCGCTCGATGGAATCAGCGGCCTCTCGCCGATCCGTCAACAGATGAACTTGCTTGGGTGGTTTCGCGCGACCGGTCGGTACGGTGGCCAGTTCTTCAAGAATGCCTCGCGGCCGAGCGGCGTCGTCTCCGTACCTCAGCCGTTCAAGGATAAGGCAATCAAGCAGGAAGTGATTGATGGCCTGTCGCGGTCAGGCCGCGAAGCCGGAAAGCTCCTGCTCGTCGAGGGCGCCGTCACGTATCACAAGCTGACGATGGATCAGGATGAGGCGCAATTCATTCTCACCTATCAGTTGCAGGAGGAAGATATCTGCGGCGTGATGGAAGTCAAACCGCATGAAGTCGGAATCATGCGGCACATGACGAACAACAACGTCGAGCAGGAAACGATTTCCTCGGTGACGCGCACGCTGACACCGTTCGCGGTCAACGTCGAACAATGGCTCGACCTGCAACTGTTATCCGACGCACCTTCAACCGGCCGTGGCGGCGGTACGGAGCGCGACCGGTATTTCCATCAGGTCGAAGTGAAGGCGCTTCTCCGCGGCGACATGGCGGCACAGACTCAGCATATTCGCGAGATGATTCAATCGTCCGTTTACTCACCGAACCACGGCGCGGACTTCCTCGGCATCGAGCCGTTCGAAGGTGGCGACCGGCGGTTTATCAACGGGGCGATGATTCCGCTCGACCGGATTGACGATGCAATCAATAAGCGCGGTGCGACGAGCGGGCGCCGGCAGGAAGACACTCCACAACAGGCGCTGCGCGCGGCCTTTCGGCCGATCTTTCATCAGGCGATTGCGCGTAGCCTGAAACGGACCAAGCGCGATACCGCTGAGATTTTCGGTCCACTGCTCGAAGGACTCGCCGAAGGCGTCGGCGTATCGGTACCGGTTGCGGCACTCACTGAATATCTGGCGCAGATGGATGTCAGGGCCGAGCTGTGGAGTGCCGACCGGGAATTGAGTCTCGCGCTCACGATGATCGAAAGCTATGACGGAGGAACGAGCCATGCATGATATCCCGCACATTATTTCCGCCGCGCGCCGCACGCCCTGGGCGACGACACGTGAGCATCTTGCGCTGATCCGGCGCCTGCTCTATCAGCGGGCGCATGGCTACGACGTCAAGGCCGATGCGAATGCGATCGAAATCGTCAAAGCTGCGGAAGCAAGGCAGCGCGTGACGCGCGTCGGGAACATTGCCACACTGCCGGTCATTGGCACGATTGCGCACAAGATGAACTTGATGACCGCGCTCAGTGGTGGCGTCTCGACGGAACTCCTTGAGCGCGACGTTAGGGCCGCCGTCGCGGATCCGGATGTATCGGCGATTCTGTTCGAAGTCGATTCACCTGGCGGAACGGTGACCGGTCTTCCGGAGCTGCACGCCACGATTATGGAACTCCGCGGCAAAAAACCAATGGCGGCTTCGATCAATGCGCTGTCCGCGAGCGCGGCGTACTGGATCACGTCCGCGATTTCGGATATCTCGATTACGCCAAGCGGAGAGGCTGGCTCGATCGGCGTGTATGCGATGCACGTCGACGAATCGGTAGCGCTCGAACAGGAAGGCGTCAAGGTGACGCTGATTCACTACGGCGAGCACAAGGTAGAGGGTAATCCGTGGGAGCCGCTTTCGGATGAAGCTAAGGCTGAGATTCAGGACTCCGTCGATGCCTACGGCAAGATGTTCGAGAAGGACATTGCGCGAGGCCGCGGCATTTCGGTGCAAGACGTCCGCGAGAAGTTCGGCCAGGGCTTGATATTTCGCGCGAAGGAAGCGAAGGAGCGCGGGCTCGTGGATCGGATTGAAACTCGCGACGAGACGTTATCGAGGATCACGCGCGCGGGCTCGAAAGGAAGAACGTCCGCCGATCTCAACCAAAAGGTCGTCCTGAGCGATAGATTCATTTAAAACAATTTCATTGACGCCAATACCGCGCTTCGGCGATAAAGGCTTCAGATTGTCTCTCTCAGCCATCGGTGGCCGGGAGCGCTGAAGCAAAGTCCTTTTCGGAAAGGGCGGAGGCTTCGCAAGTGTCAAACCACTTACGAACGCCTTCGCCCTTTTCATTTGGGAAGCGCGGAGGCCGAACGAGGAGCCACTGATGCGAAAAAGCCTGGAACTCAGACAAAAAGCCGACGCCGTCGCGAAAGAGGCGAAGGCGATTCTTGCCAAACTCGACAAAGAGAAAAAGGATCCCACCGACGAGATCCGCGCCCAGATCGATGGTATGACGGCGCAGATTGATCAGCTCGTTGCCGACGCCAAACGGTATGAGCAAATCGAAAACTTTGAAGCCGGGCGAGCCGCTTCGCCGGAAACACCGGAGCCGCAACTCGACGACGCCGCCGAGGAGAAACCAAAGAAGACCGCGAAAGTATTCCCGACGCTCGGGCATCAACTCGAAGCCATTTTCGTAGCGACAACCGGCAAGGCCGGCAAGACGTTATCGCGCGAGGAAGCGCGCAACAAGCTCATGGCCGCAGCCTCTGGCGCTGGCGAGGTCATCGACAGCGAAGGCGGCTACATGCTGCAGCAGGATTTTGCGCAAGACCTCGAGAAAGAAATGTTCGCGACGGGGTCGCTGTTGAGCTTCTTCCGGCCGCTGGAAGTCTCTAGCTCGCTCGGCCTCGTCGAGAAGTACATTGAGGAGACGAGCCGCGCGACGGGTTCACGATGGGGCGGCGTGCGGGCCTTCTTCGTTGAGGAGGCCGAGGCGCCGACCGCAACGAAACCAAAATTCCGCAAGCGGACAACCGAGCTCGTCAAACTGGCGTGCCTTGGGTACTCGACGGACGAATTACTGGACGACTTCGTGGCGATGTCTGGAGTTTTCGCGGAAGCGTTTCGCGATGAAATGACATTCACGGCAGAGAATGCGCTGTTCGCTGGCGATGGTGCTGGCAAGCTGCTCGGGATGTTCGCTTCGGGGAACGCGGGGCACATCACCGTGTCAAAGGAAACGGGTCAAGCTGCCGCAACAGTCGTGACAAAGAACTTGTCGAAGATGTGGGTGCGCCTGCCGTCACGTTCCAAAGCGCGCGGGGTGTGGGCCATCAACACGGAAGTCAATCCAGAACTTGACGAACTCACGATTCCGGCCGGCACCGCGGCAGTTGAGCCGCGCTTCGTGACCTACGATCAGCAAGGGGCGCTTCGGATTAAGGGCCGCCCAGTGATCGAACTTGAGTATTGCGAAGCGCTCGGTACGGAGAATGATGTCGTGCTCTTCGATCCGAACGGCTACCGGCTGATCCGCCGCGGCGGCATCACGCAGGCGAGTTCGATGCACGTCAAATTCACGACCGACGAAATGACCTTCCGGGCGACCTGGCGCATCGGCGGACAGCCGAAGCTGAACAGCGCGATCACTGCATTCAAGGGCAGCGCTTCGCTGAGTCACTTCATCAACCTCGAAACCCGGGCGTAAGG